GTTTGAGTTCATTAAGGCTTCGCCTTGGTGACCGGTTTGTTGTACTTTGCGTTCATCGTTTTTAATCTGTTTAATAGATGGGAAGATTTCTTCAGGCTTCTTGTCAACTCCACTAGAGTTCATAATATAAGCAGTTCGAAGATCTTCTCTCCATCCAATAGGCCGGCGCTGAAAATACTCATACCATCCTTGTATTTCTTCATAATCCATATGGTCTAACTCATTTCGAGTTCTACCTAGAGTAAAAGCAAGGTCGTATAGATGCATGTCTTCAGCGCTTAGTCGTTTCCCTCTTCGACAGAAACGTCTACAGCAGCTAGTCCACTGTAAGCCATGACTTCTTGTTGTAGAGCAGCAAGATCATCAAGAGCAAAGACGTCAAAGTCTTCGTCGCTCATGTCAGCGGCTTCTACAATGCCAGCACGGATTACGAAACGCATAGCTTCTAGGTTAGAGTCAAAAGAAGAGGCTTCTTCCATTTTACCAGCTAGGGCTTGCATTTCACGTACTGCCTTAAGAGGTAGTTTTACGAGAGTAAGTTTGCCACCTTCAACGGCAGCGAAATCGATTGTTTTAGTTTGTGGTTTAAGTTTCATCGTTGTTCACCTTTAGTGTTATCATCCTTATCAGAGAAGAGATGTTTATTGTTTAATTGGAAATCATCTAATAATTTTCTTGTTTTATGTAGGACATCTAGAGTTTCAAAGATTTCTGCCTTCTTTGAAGGTTCAGAAGTAAAGTCTTTCATTCTATCAAATGTCTTACGAATAGATATGTCTACACTCTTCCTCATGTGACGGAAGGTAGTCTTAAGGACAAATTCCTTAGAGAAAGGTGGTTTGTTATTATTATCCATAATAATATTTACCTTATAATAGAACCTCATCAGAGGCCTTATGCACCTAAAGACCTTGATAAAGACCTTTATATAATACTTAAATATAGACCCCAGGAGGTAATAGGGGTTAAAGTAGATTTTGTAATTGGAGGGGATCTCCTAAGAAACCCCCTCCGCATTACATAATCAATAGATAGTTCTATTAATTACTAACCTTAGCTTGGGAGACCGTAAACGGAACCAGCTGTGTATGAGAAAGGACCTTCGAAGTCGCCATCAATAGTCAAAGCAATGTTTGCTTGTGTGGCGTCTGTTAGGGCAGGTACGATCTCGAAAGAAGCGATAGTGCCTTGGAAGTAGACATCTTCATACTCAGTAGTTGCATCTGAAGCAGGTGTGGCTTGTACACCACCGTCTTCTGTGTTTGAAAGACGAACACGGAATACGAGGTTTGTACCAGACTTGCGTAGAGCGTCTAGTGTGTAATGGTTAGTTGGGATGTAGTTAAATGTAAACTCAAGTGAAGGAGCATCAGCTTGGCCTTGAATCTGTGAAGAGATTGACTGACCGTACTGAGGTACATTTACGATGTTTGATGGTGTGCCGAGGCTTGGGAATTCACGAATTCCTTCAATAGCGACAACTGCAGCTTCAGTAGTAGCAGCGGCTCCGTCAGCAGCAGCAGCTGATTCGAACTTAGCAGCTAGGTTAGCTGGAGTCGCACGATCGGCTGTTGAAACTGAACCTGGTACATAGTCGATGCGTGTATAGATTGACGCGCCAATGTTATTAATGTGTGCCATAAGATTAGATTCCTTAATTAGCGAAGTAGTTATAAGTTAAAATGTAGTCCACTCGATAAAGCCCTTCATTGGCGTCATCGGTGCCGAGAACGGCTAGTGCACTTACACTTGTTTGCATACTACCATTTGTGGTTGTAAATAATTTTGTTTGCAAAGACTCGTCGAGAGCATCAGCGATTTGCATTGAACGAGAGATACCTGTATTACCTTGGGTGTATATCTGAATTACTACTTGTCCGGCTGTACCGAGATTTCGGTAGTCAGCACGAATACGAGCAGGTAGGATTTCTAATCGTAGAAATTCTGTTTGAGATACAGCACCTTGGAAGTTACCTGGTAAAACCTTTATTGAACCTACTGCACCGTTTAGCCATTCACTAGAAGCGAATACACTTTCAATAGCAGTTTGTTGTTCT